GGAATACTAGCTGTGCTAGAAGGCGAAGATACAGAAACTAAAATAGCTCCGCCACCAAATTCTTGTAAAAGAATTTCTGGATCACTTACATCTATAGATTTACCTACACGTCTAATTTCTACTTTTTCTAAATCTAAGTCTCTTAAACTTCCTGAAGCATCTCTCTGTAACTGCCATGAGAATACTAGTTGATCTAATAATTGACCTACTTGAAACTGTAAAACAGGTAGAGGAGGAGTTCTTTTACCGGACAGAGAAGCAAATACTTCTACAGGCTCGCCTCTAATTTCTCCATTTAAAGGAGTTACTTTTACCAAAATTCTGTTTGGATTATTTCTAGGGCCTCTATCTAAGTTATTAATAGTAAAGCTTATTTTTTCTACACCACCCTCAATAGAAGATGTATTATTTGGTATTTTTACAATATTAAAATTAGTTAGATTAGTAATTGTATTTTTGTCGTCTGCTAGAGTAGTCCTTGTAGAGCCTGCCATTTTATATGCTATTTCATAATCAGTTACATCTCTAAAATTAATTTTATCAAATTTAGCTGTTACTCTTAAACTAGCTCCTCTAATTACATCAATGTATAAAGAGTCTTCAACAGTTAAATTTTGAACTCTAGGAATAGGAATATTTCTAATAAATACAGACTGAGTGTTATACTCGCTTCTTCTTCTAGCTGTATTTATATTTCTAGCACGTACTAAAGTTAACCCAATCGGATTATCTTTTATTATTCTCTGACCGGTTGAACCGAAAAAAAGATCTTCAAAATCTGCGGTGCTACTTAAAGAGTATCCACCGGTATTAGCCAAGTTAAAGTAACCAGGATACGTAGTAGCTTCGTAACCAAAACTTACAGTTCCTTTTTTACTACCTGCAATAGCAACTACATTAGAAATAGTTCCCAAAGGATCTTCTGTTATATTAGTAGCTGTTCTTCCAGATAAAATAGCTCTTGGAGCTTCTGAAAGTTTGACTCGATAAATTGAGTTTGCTGTTAAAGCAGCATTGTAACTTGGATCAGCAGGGTCATAGCTTACATTAGCTATAGAATAAGTATTGCCCGAAAGAATTGATATATTATCGCCTTTTTCTATTAAAGGCTCACTATAATGATCAACCTCTGTTCTAATCTTATTTGCTGAGATAGCTGCCCCTGGTGTTCTAAAAGCATCTAAGTTTACTGTTACATACTTAGTATTAGGTATATGCGTAAAAGAGCTGTCTTCTACCCCATCAATAAATACTTTAATAAAACTTGAATCTTTAGGAGCAACACCAAGTGGTTGGTTAAAGGCTGCAGAGCTTATGGTAGAAACTGAATTTTCTTTAATTACTTTTCTTTTATTTCCTCTTATATAAACTGAATTATTAGCTGCTAAGTTTACTTCTACTAATTGTGAAATACTGACATAAAAAGGAGGATCAGGAAGTTTGTCAACTAAAGAGCCTCCTCCACTCGTATCATTATTAATTTCAACAAAACCAAGAGTAGTATTATAATTAACTATTTCTGAAGTATATTGAGTAACTTTTGGTCTAAAGGCTGAAAATTTTTCAACAAACGAATCTGTTAGTTTTTCATTTATTGGAAAAGCTAAGAAGTCTTCTCCTTTTAATCTGTCAGGAAATAAATTAACATCATTTACTTCTAGTACGTGTTTATGAAAATTTTCATCAAAACAATTATCAAGAGAATTAATCGTAAATCTAACATTACTATTTACTATTTCAAAAGAATCACAAAGTAATCTAATATCTCCAACAGTAGTTGTAAAACCATTTTTACCAAACAAAACAGCAGTTTCTGTGTTTGAAAAAGGTTCAATATTTGCAACTGTAAAATTTAAAATGGTCATTAGTTTATACTTTCAATTTCTGAAAAACCATCAGGTCTGGCTAGTTGATACTCTGTAGCTATTTGAATAGGGTAATCAGTAACGTCTGTTCCTTGTGATACTAAAAGGTCGTATCTTACTGTACCGTCTTGATTTTTTCTAACTACTAAATCTAAATCTAAATCCGGAGTAGGCGGAGGCTTTCCTGGGCTAAATACTTGTTTATATGCAACTGGTTTATAAGATATTGTAGATTCAGAATCAATATACACATTAGATATATATTCTACGGCGTCTATTTTAATAGTTTCAACACTATCTCTTTGCAGTTGTACTATTTTAAAAAGCTTGTCATTTGTTCCTCTATAGAAATTAGAAGGGTCAGTCTCGCCTAAACTCCAAATATCGCCTCTAGTTGGTTTATTAGCATTATTAAAACCAGAAAAATTCTCAAAAGCTTTTGTAGAAGGATTAAATTGTTTAACTACAGTAAAGTCAACAAAATCTAATCCACTACTTACATTTTGATTAGTTAATTCTGTTGATTGATAGCTTTGTCCATTAGAATAAGCTCCTTTATGTATATTTTTAACATACGTTGTAGTACCAGATTGAAAGTTAGTATTTGACAAAATATATAAATCTGTTTTATCTGTTTCAAACTTAGTAACTCTTAGAGCTAAGGGAAGAGTGTTACTGGTTATTGTATTATTTGTAAGAGCTGGGCTAGAAAAGTGCTCTATATAAACATTAGAAGTATTTATAGTACTATTTGATCTTACTTTTCCACCATAACCCCACGCAAGACCTTGAGTTTGTTGCTGCACAGCAATAATATCTCCGGGGATTAAATCCAAAGCAGTTACATCAGTACCAAAAGCAATAGACCTTCTTAAATATTTATTTACAGCAAGTAAATACTGACCATACCTAATAGCCTGACTTCTACGAGTAACTCCGTGTAAATCTATGGAAGTAATATTTTCTATCATATTCCTTTCTCTTAGGGCTTTATCATCATCTAATTGTATGCTTTCTCTTTTATAGTGATTAGATGGATTAATAAAAGTGACTTCAACCCCTGTTAGTTGAGCACTTTCCATAGTTCCTGAAATAGTAAAACTGTCTTTTAATATGTTAGTTTCATTAAAAATAACCGAAGGAATTTCTCCTGGTTTATCTATGTTGATAGAAAGTCCTCTTGGAGTATAAACTAAAATAGCTCTTAATGTCGCACATATTTTTTCTAATAATTCAAATCCTTGACTCCTATCAGCTATAACACCATCATAAATAAAACGCCTTTCTAATACAGACGTACCTTCTGAAAGTCCTTGTAATGTTTGACGAGGAGCCGAAAAATAAGTTCTTGGTTTATATCTATAACTTCCGTCAGCTATTCCAGATACTCCTACAAACTGTCCAGTAACAGGGTCACAAGCATCACAATATTGAGCAATCTCATAAAACTTATATTTATCAATATTTTCTTCGTTTATTCCAAGACCATAAGAATCATTAGTTAATAAATCATAGATAACCCAAACAGGATTTTGAGTCCACGAATAGACAAAAGTTCCATCCCAAGCACCTCTGTAAATAACGGGAGTGGTATATTTAATTGTGCTTCCAGTACTTGCTTGTCTATATCCTACGTAACTATAAGAAAGATTACCACTGCTAGGTACTTCTACTTCTCTCCAATCAATTTCTCCATCTGATAAAGTAGGTTGATCATAGTTAGAAGGTACTTTTACTAATAATCCTTTAATGACAGAAGTAAATCTAGGAATTTGTCCAGTATATTCGTTATGTGCTTCTAAAGAGTAGCCAACTATAGCTGTTCTAGGATATGCTACAGGATCGTTTTCTATTTCTGTCCAACCTAGCACTGCTATATTTTCTTGAGTTCTACTACTATCCGTATCATTACTGGTTTTTTCTATTGTAAATCTATAACCATTGCTATCAAAGTTTTTTATAACAACATCAACATCTACTTTATACGCAACATTAGTTTTTCCAGATATTCTATAAGGTACAGCATCAGCAGCTAAGGTTAACCCATCACTTTTAAATACTGTAATTTTAAAAGCTACGCTATGCTCCTGAACATTGCCGTCATCATCCATTTTTTGTAGAGCATTAAGCAAAAACTTAAAACGTATTGCGTCCCAAGCAAACGAAGAAGTAGGCTGAAGCACTACTTTTGTAGCAGGAACAGCCTCAAGATTACCTTTTTTAAGTACTATTGCACTACCAAATTGTTGTACTTGTGAAGTTTCCTCTCCAAAAAGCGGTAAAGCAGATTGATTTACTGTACCGTTTCTACTGACATATATGAATCTATCAGTAATCATAGTGCCATCATCGTAGTTAATAAAAGCATCTGGACTAGATTCATTTATTTCTATGTCAAAAACACCATTAGGATTAACTTTATAAACAGGTCCTTCACTAACACCAGCAGTAAGTAGCATTAAGTCTTGCGAAAACAGGTTATTATCAGCCTCAAAATTACCTGAGCCTCCTTTACCTCCTTTATGTCCACTTACTTCAAATACTTTCATTTATTTCACCTATTTTAAAAGCTTAAGCCAGGGTATTTATTCTCAAAAATTCTTTTCATTATATATTCCGTGCTTCTCTCAGGGCCTTTGTCTATAGTTCTTACTTCTCCACTTAATAAATGCCCGGCTACTCTGTGTCTGCCATATACTAAAGGAATAGGGGTTCCAGGATTTAGTGTGTGTTGTAAAGGACCAAAAGAATCATTTTGTCTAGCAGCAGCATCTCCTGAACCATCAGATTTTGGAGGTTTCATAATTTCCATCATCACAGCACCGACCATCATTGATATACCAACTGACATCACAGCTGTTCCGAGTGCAGTTGCGGTGCCAACCCCTGACGCTATCGTTCCTCCAGTAGCAAAAAGGCCAGCACCACCAGTGGTGACGGCTATAGTAATAATTGCAGCAGCAATAAGAGCCGTTTCTAAACTAGACTTACTACCTGCAATAATAGGTAATAAACAAAGTTTTGCGCTTTTAATCTTTTTAGAAAAGTAGTCTTGAAAAGTTAATATCCTATTATTAACTAAATCCACTATACTAAAATTATCTGTAATTTGTTTATTTTGAATTTGCTTAATAACTGTCTTTAATTTAGGAAAAGTAACTTCAAGAGCAGATATAAGTTGTGAATAAGTCCCTACATCAAAAGTTATTTCTCTAACTTCATTAGTGTATTTTAATAAACTTTTATGAAAACGCATTTCTACTTTCATTTTAACATATCTTCCTGTAATTTTTTAAACCTTGTGCTTTGAATGTCTTTATCATACCAATAAACAAAAACATTATCCTCCCACCCTACTAAATAAGTATATTCTTCGTCTGCTATCTTTTTTCCGTCTAAAGTTGAAGGAGTAGGAGCTTCGTCTGGATGTGAATGAAAAAATCCCCAACAATCATCTTCGTACTCTAATAAAGCTAAAGGATCTAATATGAAATTATTTATAGGATCTTTACTAATATTTTTACAAGGAATATATTTAAAATCTTTTGTTACTATTCCGCAAGCTTCTTTAGGATACTCCTTAAAAGAATGTTTTCTAAATTCTTCTTTTAGAAATTGAAGTTTTTCCATCTATATACCCCCATTGTATATCTTTTGTACCATTTTCCATATGGAGCAATCCACGAAGTATGATCTACCATAGTTTGTAGCATTTTATTATTACCAATATACAAAGCGCAATGATTTGCTATATTTGAACTTCCTATATTCATTACTATTATATCAAAAGGTTGCAAAATGTCAACCTCTACAAAATTATTTTTTTCATTTTTGAAAAAGTTTTCCATCACTCTTTCGTGGGTTTTATTATACCACGTTTCTTCTACAATATTACAATGATCCCAAGTATGTACCTTAAAATCTTCACCAGTTTGATCAAAAATTACTTTAGCACATAAATTACCACAATCTATACCAACGGTTAAATCATTTCCTAAATGTCTGTACGGTATTCCTAAATAAGTAGTAATCCAATCAGGCATACTACGTAAAGCTTTTTCATAATTATTGCGGCAAGTTTCTTCCTGTTGCAATGAATCCCCCAAAATGAATTTGATTGTTTCTCAAAGAGCATGCTTCGTAATTTTTAGCACAAACATCCTCTGCTGAATTGCTTGTTGTAGAGTTACTGACGGTAAAAAACCCATTAGCTGATTTAGTTTTACCGTCAGGATAACCAGGAATAGTACCAGTACCGTCTGTAGGATATTGACACTCTTCTCCTTTATAAACCCATTGACAACTGTTTTTATAAAATCTTCTTTTTGGTAATACAAACTTAAAAAATTCTAACCAATTACTAAGACTAAATTGAGCTACTGCTCTACTCAAGCCCGCTAAACTTTCTATTTTAAACACATCTTCGACATATGCATGGGGGTCTCTAGTAGGATTTACGATATAAAGTTTATCTCCTATAATAGTATCTATTGAATCTTTAAGTTGCAAAAAGTTTCCTCTAACTTCTCTAACTTCTGAATGTTGAGTAGAGCTACCAGCTACAATAACATTGTCACCTACTCTATAAGGTAATGAAGAATATACTTCTACTACGTTTGCTCTAGTTTCTCTAACAGTACTATATTCAGGCCAATAATCTAAACAAGTTGAAAAAGTAGTTTTTACTTCTACTATTCCTCCTAATAAGTCTCTAGAATCTTGTTTTAGTTGCTGCCATTCTCCGTTTACTGCTAGGGTTTGTTCGTATGTAAAAGCAGAATTAGCTTTTCCAGCATATATAGAGTTTAAAATTGTTTCATCATAGTCTATATGAGTTGGGTCAGTTCTTGGATCGATGTTAGCTAGTACCTGACCACCCACAGTAGCAAATACAGAATTACTAGTATTATTACCAGAAATATATGGATTTTCTACAATTGAAGCAACCAAATTATCATAATTAGAAATTTCAAGAGTAGTTTGATTAACTCGGCCATCAGAAGAAACATCTACACCGCCAAAATTAATGGGATAAACTAAATACTCTACTCCACCATGGTGTGCTCTATAGTCAATATCAGATAAAAAATCTCCTTGAATAGAAGCAAAGTGATATGGAAAATCTAAAGGCCACGATAGGCCCTCTCCATCATTAGAAGGGTTGCCAAATTGATTAGGTGGGTAAAACTCTCCAGGATAATATATTGAAACAAGCCTAACTAGAGGAGATTGTTCAGTAGCATTTTTAAATGCAGCAAACCCTGTTTCTTCTATAGCATCAACAGTTCTAGAATAAAAACTTGAAGTACTAGAGTAAGCTGGAACACTAAAATCAAGATCTCCGAAAGACAGATTAGTATTACCACTACTACTAACAATAGATTGAATACTGACTGATTCCGCATCAGTAAAAGTGTGATTAGTATTTGCTACTTTAACTTTAATTTTACTATTAGCTTTATCAACATCTACTATTCTTCCTTCGGTAGAAGAACTACTACCTACAACAACGTTTCCGGAAAAATAATTATCTAAACTTCCCCCAGATAATGTTAAAGTATAATCATAAACACGTGTGGACATTAATCAAATACCTCAACTAGATCAAAACTAACACTATAGAAATTATTAATAGGGTTATTTCCTGACGATAATACTTGTTCAATTTGTAAACTACCATCAAACCTTACTGTAACAGTTCCTGGTTCGTTTATATGAGTTAGTTCAAATAAAAATGCTTGAAATCCTCCTGATCTTGCTCTATAAAACTCTTCAATAGCTGATTTTACTATTCCAGTAATATTAGTGTAACTAATTGAATATTTTCTTTTAGGGCGTCGGCTTACCAATCTTCTTTTTTCATAACCCGCTTGCGATTCTGCTACACTATAGTTAAAACTTTCTTCATAGTTAATACCTGACCTATCTGGTTTTCTATCTTTCATTGATTCTAGTCTTGAAATACTAAAGTTTTTATTAAAAGTGGTAATAGACATAGTTTC